GGATGCACCCCTGCAAGCCTGTCTCGTATGCTGACCGCGGGCTGAAATCACTCATTGCGGCCGATCCCGAACGTCCAAGAAAGAACGCCGCAGGCGGCGATGAGTTTGACGCGGGAATCCTTGTCGATGGCCCGGATGTCTGGCCCAAGTGCGTTGACGTACACCAGATCAATCGCCTCGCCGAGCCCCTCGTACTTGCCGACCGATGCCTTGTCGATCGCGAGTTTCAGCGAGCCGGAGTGAAAGTTCGCGAACTGCTCAGTCGTGCCGACAATCGGCTTCTCGCGGTCACCGTCGCGCATGAGCACAAACGCCATCGCGTCGTAGAGGTGGGCGAGATAGAGGCGATCCTTCGGCAGCATCCGCGGCAGGATCGGTCGCAGTGGCTCTGCCCACTCAAGCAATCGGGCGTCCGGCTTCGGTGTGTCAATCTGGGCGAGCGGCGCCGGGGGCCACAGCACGGTGAGTTCGTTGCCCTTCCAGGCAAACGCGAGGATCATAACGGCCACGAGATACCTCGCTGGGATTTTCATTTGTCGCTCCCGTCGACCAAGGCGAGCGTCAAAACGTCGATTGCTGACCGCTGGTCGTCTGCGAAGCAGTCGGTCTTGATCAGCCGCAGCCGGACGTTCTGCAAGTCAGCCATCACCTCCGCATAGGTCGGATGGACGGCAGAAGGCTTCACGACCGAAGGCAAAGACGGTTGCCGTGCTGCGAGCCACACGGCGGCCTCCCGCAACTGAGGCCACGCAGCCACGCAAATGGCTAGAGCGGCAGCGGCTACCTGCGCGTAGGTCGTCATCCTTGCACCTTCGAGACGACCCACTTGAAGAACGCGGCGCCTTCGGGCGACTTGAGCACGGCCTCCAGGTGGAACAGAGCCTCATCGTCCATCGAGGTGCCGCTCTTTCCGGCGGCCCACTGGAGCGCCTTCACAACCGCCACCGACTGCTCGTGCGGGGTCTGCGCGTCCATCACAGACTGAAGCCGGCCAAGCAGCGGCGCCCATTCGGCGAGCAGCTTGAGTTTCTCGAAGATGGGCATACCAGCCCCGTACAGTTCGTCTTCATTTTCCATCACGCACCTCCTTGTGCTTCTGGTCGAACAGGAATCTCAAATACGCTGGCGAGGCCGTGCGGCCCCGGCTTGTTAGTTTTCCCCAATGGCTAGGCGGCGGCTCCGGCACGCGGTTCATCAATGGCGGCGTGTCGTCTCCGATACGCCGGTCGAAGTCGCGCTGCTCGATGTGCCCGTCACGAATCGCCATGCACAGTCCATTGCATAAGGTCGTATGCGTCTGCAAAACACACACGAACGATCTCCGCAGCCTCAGACCCTCCGACGCTCCGGCCAAAAGTCCATAGTTCGTCCTCCAAGACGTCGTCGCCCTTCTTCAAGAGCAGCCGCGCCTCCTTCGTTCCGATGATGAGGCGCATTTCGACCGTCAAGTGGTGTCGTGTCCTGTAGGCTCATTTAGTTTAGCATTTCTGCCGCCCTCAAGACGGGCTTCCCGCTCCGCTTGCGACCAGCCACTTCTGATCCTCGCCGTCTCAAGCCGGATAGTCTCCGGTGACGGCAAATAGAACTCTGGCTCCGCTCTAGGGCCGAGGCCAAGGCTCGCGGCAAACGCCGTCACGGCGAACTGACTCATCCCCATCTCTTCGCAGATTTCGGCGAACGTCGAGTCGCCGGCCCACAGCCGATGAAGTTTTCGCTTCTCGTTTGCCCGTCGCTTATTCCTTGCGATCTCATCCTCTGTGAGTCGCCGTGGGGTCATTGCCAGTGCGCTATGTAGCGAGAGCCGGGGTTGATGTAGAGCTGGTAGCCAGCCGCCTGCATCGAACGGTGCAGGGGGACGTGTTCGCAGTCGCCGCCCTCGTAGGCCACGCCGGGGGCGAGAAACGCCTCAGCCATGTAGACGCACAGGCCGCCGAAAGCGGAGTTCATCGGCACTGGCGGGGCACCGACCGGGAAGAGCAGCATGGAGAACCAGGCAAACCCGATCTCATCACGCCGGTCTCGCCACCAGTTCATCCTCGCCGCCCATGAGTCGTACTGGGCAATCCGAGGAGGCGACACGCCGTCTTCGTGCTTCTGCGCCCAGAGACTGAAACTCGCCATGCCCGCCGGCCGCCGGACACACGGCTGCGTGGACTTCTTTGCCAGCCACCCGATCGAATTAAAAATGCCGTCGGGCGAGAATCCGCCGTGGGGGTCGAGATCGAGCACGATCACCCAATGAGCCGTCGGTGCGTTGTTCCGCACCCACTCCAAGCAAATGTTTCTGCACTTCGCCAGCCGCACCGTCCGCTCCGGCTCAAACCCGCGGGCATCCTCGCCGCCTAGGGTATCGTGCTGCACGGTGAGCCAGTCGTGCGTCGCCGCGGCGGCATCAAGAAATCCGGCAGTCCCATCCGTAGAGTCGTTCTCATACACGAACATCTTGCAGTCGCGGAACTGAGGCACGGCCTCTTTCACGCACTCAAGCGTGTTCGCCAGATACGGCATCGCGTTCCTGGCGATGCCGACGATTACGGCGTCCCCATACTTCGCGGCTGCCTTGCCGACGGCGGTTGTCTTGTCGTAGAGATCGACGTAGTCGACATCCACGGGCCAGACGCCTTCAGGTCGCCGTTGCACAGAGCCTCCGTATCTCGGAGAGGCGGTCGTCGTACTGCGTCACATGGAAGAACGCCGGTTTGTCGACGCGGCGGGCGTCGGCGGGGTGGTCGTTCCACTTGGCTGGCAGGAACTGCGTCCGCTGGAGTAGTTCTGTGGCCTCGCCCGTGACGGCGTGCGGGGTACCGCCGGTCATCGCGAGTTTGTACCCCATCATTTCCATGATGGCGGCCTGCTCCCACCAAGGGTGGTTTTCGTAGACCTCGAGCATATTGCTCCATGCAAAGTCCAACCACGGCCGCATCTCGCGAGTGACGATCCAGACGCCGCAGTTCGGGACAACGCCGCATTCAGTCTCGTGCTCGACAACGGCCTGCCATGCGTCGGCCTCGACGGCGTCAAAGATGTTCTGCGACGAGTCGTGGACAACGACGTCGGCGTCGAGCCAGAGCACCCGCTCATGATCGCGGAGGGCCGCGCCGATATTGGGTAACTTCATCCACGATGGCGGCGCAGCGATGTTCGCCAGATTCATGCAGTAGCACTCAAGGCCATGCTTCTTCGCGTAGGCGTCCATCAGCGGCAGCGTATGCGAGGCATAGCGCGCAAACTCCGTTCCACGCCAGCCGGTCATCAGGATGTCACTCATTCGTCGTTCCACCCGAGGAACATATGCCGCCCCTTCGCATCGCTGGTCGCTTCCCAGTTCTTGAAGCGGTTGATCAGATCGTCCTGGTACTCGCTGCCCAGACGCTCCCAGTCGTGGATGGCGAGCATCTTGCCGATCCGCGAACAGGCCATGTATTCGTCGGCGGCAGCGTCGCCATGAACAGCGTCGTGGAAGACGAAATCAAACTTCTCTCCCGACCGCAGGCACCGGGCGAGATACGCCGCGGCGTCGTCCTTGACCGGGCAGATGTTTTTGATGCCGAGGCTCTTCCAGTATTCGACCCGCTGCTCCTGCGGAACCGTGTCGCAAAGGTCGACGCTGACGATCCTCGCCTCCGGGGCCGCAATCGCCATCGCAGCCGCTGAGAAGCCTTGGTGGCTGCCGAGTTCGAGGATCGTTCGGCAGTCCCTCGCCGCGTAGGCGAGCATCTGGATGTGGCCGCGCCAAGTGGTCATCGGGTGGGAGTCGTCGATCGCCAAGCAGTATTCGTTCATCTTCACGACAGACCCTCCAGAAAAGCCTTGGCGTCGCCGGCCGACCGCACGACGGCTACCGGGCATCCGTGCCCAATCAACTCACGCATCCGATGCTCCTGTATCCTCGTCGGTTCCTCGCCTGGCCGTTTCGCCTCGAGCCAGACCGCACGGCCCTCCTTCACGCACAAAACATCCGGCAGGCCGGCAACGGAAAACTGGCTGCCGTGGTTTTTCATCACCCAGTAGCCCATCGACCTGGCGACAGCCATGACGTTGTTGACGATCGTCTTTTCGAGCGGCGGCTTCATCCATTGATTGTCGTGGCCTGTACCAAATCAGTCCAGCCCAGTTGCCTGAAAAGCACACACGCGACCGTCATAAGCGTAGGACGGAAGTTTCCACTTCCGAGCCGTCGGCCCGACGCGACGCTTCTCTCGCTCCTCGTCGCTCCACAGAGCCTGCACTTCGGCCTTCCTGGCCTCGAATTCCTCGGTCGGAATCTCGACGTCGTCGTTGTTTCGCTCCCTGCCGACCGCAGACCTGACGTGAATGCGTGGTGCTAGGCCGTACCTGCGGCCGATCGCGTAGAGTTGGTAGCGACTCACGCCAAGCGCAGAAGAGACTGCACCGTTATCTAGATCAGAGTTCCAGAGCGTAAACAGTTTGACGGCATCGACGGACGGGTGGTGTCTCATTTGAACCTCCTTGTTGGCGGCAGTATCGTGTCTAGTAGGCTAACGGTCAACGGGTCTTTCGCGTCTTTTTCTTGGGCGGTGCCTTGGGCTCCGGCAAGGCGTAGAGTTCGATCGGTTCCTCGACCACAGCGACCGTCTTCACGACCTCTGCGAGACGCACGACCTTTGCCTTATCGGCCCGCTCGAGTTCCTCGACGCGGGCAATGGCGTCAGCCTCGTTGTCGAACTTGTTGAGTTCCCAGCCCTTATCCCACTCCCAGAACAGCCACCAGACAAGTTTGGCAACTTGCCACCAGACCTTGCCGTTCCCGTCGACCATCTTGCACGCACGATACTTCGCCACTCTTTTCGCTCCTATTCTTGCGACCAGTAAGACATTAGTTGAAGACTTAACCGCTCGACCTTTTTCCGCAGCGAAGCGTTCTCGCCCCACAGCCGGCCGAGTTGGGATTTCCTGTCGGCTCGCTCAAACGCAAGTTCGCTTTCGGCCCGCCGCAGCCGGCGCAGCACCCGCTCCAGGCCGACCTGATGGCCGCGGCTTGCTTCCCGTGCTCGCAGGTAAAGAGCCTCATACTCAGCCGCTTTCGCGGCGAGTTGGAGTTGCTCAAGACTTGTCATCATCGAGCATCCCCAAGACGAATTTGTTGAGTTCCATCGAGAAGCCTGAGATGGCTTCTTTCATCATCAGTGTGGCGAACGCCAGCCCGTTGCCGTCGGCGGCAGCCGCCACCCTCGCGTAGGCTTCGGCCGACTCGCAGACCGTCCGCAGGGCGTGCTGCATCGCCATCAGCCGCGACAGGATGTCGGCCCGCTCCTCCGCAGTCATAGAACTTTCGACCACTGGTCACCCTCCTTCTCAAACAGGACGGGCCTGAAGCCTGCCCGACGGGCAACCAGAAGCATGTGCGGGTGGAAGACGGCGACCTCTGCCGTGTGGCTGTAGGTCGATCTCAGGCCGCTGGCGGCGAACGCGGCGATGCCGCGGCCCCGATGGGCCGGCGAGACGAAGGACTCGAGGGTGTCCCACCGCTGCCAGGTCTCGCTCCTCGCCCAGCCGATGATCTCTGTGCGGCCGCGAACGACAGCGATCAAACCGTCGTAGACGCCAAGCGACTGGCCTGAGGTCAACTTCTTGTGGAAGTCGCTCCCCGGCTTCGTGAACGACGCGGCGATCGCGGAGAGCGCTTCTGGTTCGCAGAGGTAGGCGGGGGTTATTTGGCAGATCATGCGACGGCGGCCTCCTCGACTCGCGTCTCGGCAATCGCTATGTAGTCGGCGTTCAGCTCTATGCCTGTGCCGCTTCGGCCATATCTTTTGGCGACTGCCAGCGTTGTCCCAGACCCGCAGAACGGATCGAGAATTGCGTCGCCGACGTTGGTCGAGCACTCAACAATCCTCCGCACCAACTCACTTGGCAGTTGTGTTGGAACACCCTTCACTCGCTCCTTAAAGCTCCCGCAGACGCGAGGAATCTGCCAAACGTCGTCCATGATCTTCCCGCCGGCAGCGGCGCGAGCGTCTCCGTACTTCTCCTGCCGTGCGCTAGGCACCGTGACGGCCTCGCGGTTGAACGTGAATGACTTCGGATTCTTGACGGCATAGAAGATCGGCCGGCTCGTGCGGTTGAACTTCTTAGTGCAGTTGACGCCGAAAGTCTCGTACCAAGTGATTCGCGACCGCATAGCCATGCCAGCCTGCTGGATAGCGATGTCGATCCACGCCCCAAACTCCTGCCCGCTAATGACCCAGAGAGAGCCGTTTGGCGAGAGCAGCGACGCGGCGAGCGCAATCCATTTTCGGCACCACGCGGCATACTCTTCGCCGGGGAGAAGATCGGCGCCGCCTCCTTGCCCGTAGTCGATGCCGATGTTGTACGGAGGGTCGGCCACGACAAGATCGAATGTCCTGCCGACCCCGGCAAACTCGCTCATCTTTTCAATGCAGTCACCGTGGAAGATCGTCACTCGCCACCCCCCGTCACGTTCCGTATCCACTCCCTGAACAACCCGACGCGAGTGTGCGCCGACTCCTCGCCGCGACGACTTCTCAGCGGCGGGTGGTCGGCCATCGTGAACGACGCGATGCCGACGAGCCGGCCATCCGCACCAGCCGTGAACATCGGCCCGCCGGAGTCGCCGGGGGAGATGCAGAACTCAAGCGGACTTCTCCCACCAGCGGTGCAGATGATCACCGTTCGCTCAAACCGCTCGACACGGTTCGTGCCGGCCCGCAGGCGGCCGTCGGTGGACGTGTACCCCGTCGACATCGGCCCGTGGAATCCGTAGCCGGCGAGGGTCACCAGATCGCCCGGCTTTGTGTCCTGCTCTGTACCCAATGGCGGGTAGTGCTTCAGGCCGAAGGGCTTGCTAACCCGCACCAGGGCGATGTCGTTGTAGCCGAGGCGGTCGGAGTCGAATTGCTCGTGGATCACGATGTCCGTCGATGCAAAGTCGTTCGCGTTGCTTGTGATCGTCGCCGATACGCCGCCCTCGACGACGTGGCCCGCAGTCAATGCCCAATGGTCGGAGATCGGCGTGGCTGTCCCCTTGTAGATTTTGCCCTTCGCGTCCCGCACCGTGATCCGTGCGGCGAATGGCGCGAAATTCACCGCATAATCGACGTATGCCGAATCCGGTATACGGTCGTCCGTTGTGCCGGCGATCGCGGATGCCGAGAGGGCGGCGAGGGTGATGAGGGATTTCATCGGACCCTCCATAGCCGGCAGGCGAGCGTAGAGAGCGGCTTGAGCTGCTCTCGCGGTATGTAGTGGCTCTGCACGCCGTAGCCAAAGTCCCTGACGGGCGCCGCCGCCAACTTGGAACCCCACTCCCAGCCGATCAGAGTCGCCTTGTTGTCGACGAACTCTGCCAAGACGTAGATGTCTGCGAGCGGCTTACCTGCCTCGTGGATCAGGTTGTTTGCCTTGCGGGCGGTCTTCACGTCGACCGTGAACAGCATCGGAAC